GAATAGAGAAAAACAATATGGTTGGCAGAAAGACAGATTCTTAATGGCTAGATGGGGTGATTGCGCTATGGAATTACCTGAATTACTACAAGTAGGGTTTGATAAATTAAAACAAGAATTAATTGATAAAGCTAAGCAAGCCATATCAACTTGTAACTCAGTAATTAACGACCCGGACATTTACGTTAGAAAAATATTAAGTGAGCAAGCAGTTAATATTGATTTAACTACTACTTCATCAAATACAATTTATTAGAATTAGGGGGCTTTGCCCCTTAAATTTTTCTTCGTATATTAAATCAAATAAAAAGTTATGACAGATAGTACAAAATCACCAGCATCTAAAGAGTATCAATTATGGTGGGAAGCTAATCAGGAGCGAATATTAGCTCAAGATAGGCTTAACCATGATATGGATTACAAATCAGCATTAGTTAAACATTTAAAACAATAAGTTATGTGGGAAATTAAATTAAAAGACGGGAGTGTTCAATGGATTAATGAACGTATAATAATGAAAATCTCCCAAAATGAGGATGGTACTTTTACATTAGAGCATTTTAATAATTCTAAAATAATAATTAAAGGTTTTTCAAAATTATAATTTAAAAATAAAGGTTATGATAAAATTTCCATCGCTGTATAAGCGTTCAAACAGTAAAGACCACATTAATGAGTGGCAAATCGAAGTTGATGGTCATATGTTTAGAACTACAACTGGATTTGTAGGAATGAAAATGTTTACAGGTGATTGGACAACATGTTCTCCTAAAAACGTAGGTAAAAAAAATGGAACCACTGCTGAACAGCAAGCATTAGCTGAAGCACAAGCGTTATGGCAGAAACGTAAGGATTTAGGTTATTGGGAGGATGTTAATGACTGTGATAAGAAAGTGTTTTTTCAACCAATGTTAGCTCAAGACTATGATAAACGTAAAGATAAAGTTAAATATCCTATCTTATCTCAACCTAAACTAGATGGTGTTAGATGTATAGTTAAATCTGATGGAATGTGGTCCCGTAATGGTAAAGAAATTATATCTGCGCCTCATATATTCGAGAATCTAAAGCATATCTTTGAGAATCAACCCGACCTAGTATTAGATGGCGAATTATATACTTCAAATAGGGACGTTGATTTTAACACAATTATCTCATGTGTTAGAAAAACTAAACCAACACAAAGTGATTTAGACTTATCAGCTAAATACATTGAGTATTGGATGTATGACATAATTAATGATAAGGATCAGGGTTATGAAGAACGATATGAGGATTTAATTGAATTAAAACAAGAATTTAATTTAGACCCATTTATGTTTCATGTAATAGCAACTTTTGAATTACCTGATGAAAAACATGTTATGGAACAATTAAGTCATTATATTGAACAGGGTTTTGAAGGTCAAATACTAAGATATCCTGATTCGTTTTATGAAAATAAACGTTCAAATGGTTTATTGAAACATAAAACGTTTCATGATGAAGAGTTTAAAATACTATCCATTAATGAAGGTGGAGGTAAGTTTGCTAATAAAGCCGCTACAATGTCATTCCAAACATCAATTGGTGTTAAATTTGATGCTACTATTAATGGTACAATGGAGTACTTAGAGGAGGTTTGGGCTAATAAAGACAAATTAATAGGTAAGTTAGCAACTGTTAAGTATTTTGAAGAAACAACTGACGGTTCATTACGTTTTCCTAAAGTAATTAATATTGATAGAGCTAGTTATGAATAAGTTTATATTAACAATAATAGTATTACTAAGTTTAACTTGTAATGCACAACGAAAAAATAAAGCATTTGACCGTAGATACTTTTATCATTGGGAATCAGTTAACCCACAACAATTTGATATGGAAATTATCATCTATAAAGAGAGTGGTAAAGCATATGTAACTGAATTTAAAGCAGATCATGATGGTAAGTTAGGTGGAGGAATTTTATATGCTACAGTTTATGTTTGTAGGAATAAAAAAGGTAGAATGGCTGTAGAGACAATTGATCCTTCTACATTACAAATTATAGATAGTGAATATATTCTCACTAAGGATAAACAACTACTAAGAGTAACACAAAACGATACAATCACATTTAAAAGAAGACATTAATATGATACGAGCAATAGTAGGAGCGATAGCAGCAGGATTAGTTTTAAGTGGATTTGTAATAGGTTTTACTTTAATTATACAAGGTATAACAAAAGACATACGTAAAAATGGAAAAAACAGGTAATACTGAAAAACTCAAATACGAATTTGAGACTGCTGCTAATTTAGAAGTGTTTATGCCTAACTTAAAGGATTGGTATAGAGTAACCGCAAGAGAATTCCGTTCATTCACAGGAAAACGACGTATAAACAACGTGGAATATGATGGTGATGTGTATCTGTATGGAACTAATAAGTTAGCTGATTTAAAAACTGTTATTCAAGATAGATTAGCAGGGTTTAGTTGGGTTTCTAAAAGAAGACCTGGAGAAGATTAGGAGAATTAAAAATTTTTTAGTATATTTAAATCATCAAATAATAAATAATGACAGAAAAATATTATCAAATATTATTGAAAACAGGAAAAGTTCATCCATCACTTTATGTTAATCTTCAAACAGCCATTAGAAAGGTAGGAGTAGAAAATGTTAAGGAAATTAAGGAAATTAGAGCAGAATTAGTTAATGCCAAGTACAACGAAATAGTGGGAACAATTAATATAGAATAGTATGTCTAAAACATCATCAAAAAATAAGTATGAGCAATTAATGGCCTGGTTACCAACATTAAATCAGCCTAAAACAAAAGTAGAACAATCAACAACTAAATTCAGCAAAGCTGATCATTACAAATCTAAAGGAGTAAAATAATGAGTGAAAGAAAGCAGATTATTAGTCAAGTAAAAGAGTTAGGTATTAAAACAAACAAACCTGCTCACATGTGCACTACAACTTATCTTAAAGGATTGTTACCTAAAGAAGAAGTTAAGATTGGGTTTTTTAAGAGGGTTTTAAGAAGATTAGGCTTTTAAAGCCTTTCTTCGTATATTAGGGTATTATTAATTTAAAAATAAAGGTTATGAGTTTAAAAGCATTATCAAAAGAGGAGTTAAAATCATTAGCACCTCAAACATTCAATCATGTAGTTAGTTCAAATTTAACTAGCAAGTATGTTCACATTCCAACAGACACTATTGTTGAGGACATGGAAGCATTAGGATGGTTTCCATTTAATGTTAAAACTGTTAAAGCAAGAAAGAAAAATGCTCAAACAGCTAAACACTTAATTCAGTTTTTTAATCCTGATATTGTTATTAATGATGAGGAGGGTAAAGCTGATATGGTTCCAACATTATTGTTAATCAACTCACATGATGGTTCCACAGCTGTTAGGTTTGAAATGGGTGTGTTTCGTTTTGTATGTGAAAATGGTTTAGTTGTTAAATCAAAGGACTTTGGTGGGTTCAAAATGAAACACATGGGTTACACATTTGAAGACTTAAGAGTTCACATCAATAACATGGTAAAGGAATTACCAACTGTAGTTGCTAACTTAAACAAGTTCTCACAAGTTGAAATGACACCTGAACAACAACATGAGTTTGCTATTAAGGCGGTTGAGGCTCGTTTTGGAGAAGAAAAACAACTAAATGATGAAGAAATTAAAAACTTATTAGTAGCTGAACGTAAGGAAGATGTTGGTAATAATGTTTGGGTTGTATTGAATCGAGTGCAGGAAAAATTAACAAGTGGTGGGTTTAGTTACTTAGGTGTTAAAGGTAAACCAAGAAAAGCACGAGCGGTTAAGAATTTCACACAGGACGTTGAAATGAATACCAAATTATGGGAATTAGCTGAGACATATTTAGTTAATTAATAAAAAGGGGCCTAGTATTAGGCCCCTTAAATTTGACTTCGTATATTAAGGCATAATTAAAAATAAAAGGTTATGGAAAAATTATTTAAAGATGTAGATTATTTTATTATTGAAGCATCAAATCGTACACACACTGAATTTGAATTAGACTTTGTGGATGTTATTGAAGTATTTGATGCAAATTCTATAACATTAACTACTGAAGATGGTAAATCATTAAAAATTACTTATGATGAAAGAGGTTACTTTAAATCTTACTTTGTAGATGTAGAACCTATTACTCATCTAATGAGTCAATCATCTTATATTGAAAGTCAAGTAAAAGACATTATCAAAACTCTAAAACATTTAACATATAATGGTCAAAGTGTTGATGGTGAAACTATGCAATACATTCTAGAGAAGGTAGGTATGCAAGACCAAATGCTAAAACAATTAGTAATGTCTCAACCAATAGAGGAGGTTAGGTATGTGTTTGAGGAGAGAGAAGAATTAGAAGAATTTAATAAAAAATAATTAAGTTATGAGAAAAGTAATAGTTAAGTACAAAGACAGTGAACAAGCACTAACATACAACATTGTTAGTTTTAAAAATGACAAACGTCAAATTCTAGTTGAACATTTAAAAGAATTCTTAGCAAACCCAAGAGTAGAATCATACAAAATTGTAGACATATCAGGACGATTATCAGACCCTGATAAAGAAAGTAAATCATACGAGTCAAAATACGAACGGGAAAGTAATAAACTGCCTAAAGTAATTGCTAATGAGGTAACACAAGTTGCTACTACATTAAAGGGTTGTACTAAGGAAACTGTTGATAAATGGAATAAACATCTCGATTTTGATTTACATACAAAATTAAATGGTGAGTACGGGTTTACAGGTGCTAAAAGGTTATATAACATATTTGGCTTGTAAAATTTAACTTCGTATATTTAAGTATAATTTAAAAAATAAAGGTTATGATAGTAATTCAAGCATTAGAAGAACAAAAAGCTGTCTTCAAAACACAAAAGAATGAACTAGAAGAAGCTAGATCTGAAATCTACACAAGAAAGGAACAAGCAATGAGTGATGCTTTAATCCCTTACTTTGAAGGGTTCAATCCCGATGTTTACATTGAGGTAACAAGAGGATCTATTTATTTTAAAATGGACCACTCCGAGTTAAATCGTAGAAAGGAATTATTTACCCTTTATTTAAGAGAAAGATATTTTGAAGAAGGGCAACGTTATGATGGAGTTGATTTATCTTATTATACAACTTCAACAAAAGGAGATGATGAATGGGAATTAAAGAGATTGAGAATATTAGGTGACATAGCTGATGTTGTATTAAAGCGTCAACATGATATAGTTGACACTGCCAATTATACTTCAAATCTTTTTAAAGATGAGTTTACAAGAAGTTATAATCAAATGAATCTAATAAACAAAGCTATTAGAGAATTAGATGAAAAAATCTCAGTTATTAGTAAAGAGAAAATTGCATTCGATTTGAAGAATGGAGGAATTCAATTTAAAGAAACAGCTTATATTGACTTAAAACATAATTACACTCCTAGAGTTAACAGCATTAAATTAATTGATTTCTCACCTTCAGGTAAAAAAGCAACTGCTGTATTTACATGGGCACATGGTGGTCAAGAAGGTAGAGAAGAAGGTGTAAATGTAGGTAGAGTAACTGATCAGGTAGTAGGATATGCTAATATTATTATTAAAAAAGAATTGGCTAATTAAATTTAACTTCGTATATTAAGACATAATTAATAAAATAATAAGTTATGATAGTAGAAAAATTATTACAAGAAACAGCTAACAAGCGAATCTTTTCAGTTACGTTCATTAAACGTACAACAAAGGAGGTCAGAAAAATGAACGCTATGAGAGGTGTTCGTAAGGGAGTCAAAGGTGTTGGTTTACCATTTGAAGCATCAGAAAAAAACCTATTAACGGTCTATGACATGAAGAAAAAAGGATTCAGACATATCAATTTAAATGATGTGTTAGAATTTACTGCTAACAAACAAAAACATGTAAAGTAATTATGAGCTTAGTTAGTGATTGCTGTGGAGCATATTCAGAATATGCTGGTGATATAGACATTTGTCCTGATTGTTATGAACATTGTGAGTTTTATGATGATGAAGAGGAGGATGAGGTTGAAGATTTAAGAGATCCTAATGGAGAAAATTAAATAAAGTAATTGGCTAAATAAAATAGTCTTCGTATATTTAAACTGTTAATTTAAAAATAATAAGTTATGTTTAAAACAGAAAAAGCAAGAGAGTTATTTAGTCAATTACTAGATGTTAATTGGAAAATTGATAATAAAGAGTATCGTTCACTTGAAGAACGAGTTGAATTAAATACTGAGTATCATAAGTTATATCAGGGATTAATGTTAGAAATGGGTACAAAGGAGTTTACTGAGTTTATGGAGATGGGTAATAAATTGTTTAATTAAAAATAAAAGTTATGACATTACAGGTTATCAATACTAAAAAGGAAAAATTCAATCAAATTCGTTCAACAAAAGAAACATTATTTGCTGATGTAAAATCTCAAGGTTGGAATCTTCAAGATTGTAAAGTAACAGAACTAAAAGAAGAATTAGTTTATACTTTATATAGAAGTGCTGACGGTAAAAATTCAGCAAATTATTAAATAAAAAAGTCAGGTGGCGGAATTGGTAGACGCTACGCAATTATACTTACGAGTAAACTACCACCATAAATCTAAATTAGGTTGTACAGAAACGATTTAGTAAGGGTAAGTTGATAAAAGGTTTACATACAGGTTCGATTCCTGTCCTGACTACTATTACAACATAAGTGTTTCATAACCACTTATTATTTTTAATTATACCCGTGATTAGCCCCGAAAGGGGCTATTTACATTATTTGGTTAATTAAAAAAGACTTCGTATATTAAAGCATATTAATAAGTTAAAACAAATGTTATGGAACCTAAAGTAATAAAACAGAAAATGACTGAATTTATTAAAGAAAATTCTTTATTAATTCAAGAATTGAAAGATGAATATGGTAGAAAATATTGGATGGAGGAATTTTATAATGAAAGTAAAGTTCAAACATTTATGAACTCCTTTATCCTCACTAAAGAGGAATTAGAAGATTATGGACATGGGTGGACGGATGAAAAAGATGAGATGTTTTATGAATTACTTAATAAAAAATAACTTATAAAAAATTTGGATAGTATTAAATTACTTAGTATATTAAATCATATTAATAATAAAAATAATAAAGGTTATGACAGAAAAAGAATGTAGAGAAGCTTGGGAAAAGTATCAACAAACTGCTCACCCTGAAGACATGATGTCTTATATGGAGTTTAGAAGTGAAATGGGAATTGAGGACGAAGAGGAGTATTAGGCTTATTAAATTAGTCTTCGTATATTAAAGTATAATTAAAAAATAATATAAGTTATGGCAACAAGAAGTAGAATTGGAATTCAAGACGAGAATGGAACAATACGTTCAATCTATTGTCACTGGGATGGTAACCCTGATGGAGTAGGAGCTACATTAGAAGAGCATTACTCAAACCGACAAAAACTAAACATGCTAATTAATTTAGGTGATATTAGTATATTAGGTGAGAACATAGCTACAATGGATGAACATTCATTTAACAACCCTAAAGAAGGTGTAACAGTAGCTTATCATAGAGATAGAGGTGAAGAATTAAAACCGGCCCGAGTTGATATTTCATTAGACACATTTTATGTATCTGAAAAGTATGGTTATGTTTATACTCTAGAGGGTAAATGGGTAACTTTTAGTTAAGTTTGGCAGTTAATTAATTTCTTCGTATATTTAGATGTAAATAATAATAAAATGAAAGTAGTACAATTTACATTACAAGAAAGATGGGCTGCATCTAAACACATGGTTCAAAAGAACAAGAAGAAATACAACCGTAATGAAAAGCATAAAAAGGATTCTAATAAGAGTCCTTATTTAGTTTCTTTGAGTGTATAAATTAGCTTCGTATATTAAAGTATAATTAAAAATATAAAAGATTATGAAAAAATTTATTAAGGGTTTATTTAATACTAATACAGGGTATTTTATAAATACAATTTCATACTACTATGAAGGTAAATATTATACAGGGTACATTTTATGTAAAGGTTTTATTATATTTGGGATACCGGGATATGATCGAATAGAAATATTTCTTAATAAAAATGAGGCTGAGACTTCTTTAAATAATTTAAAATAATAAAGTTATGCCAAAAGGACAAGGAACAATCAATTATTGGGGAGTAGATATTGATATTGAATATTACTATGAACCATTAGTAAGAGGTAGAATGTATATGGACAATGGTGATCCAGGTTATCCTGATGAGGGAGGTGAATTCTGTATTGAAAAAGCATTTATTGGGGGTCAGGATGTAACTGAATTACTAGAAGATAAACTAGAAGCAATAGGGAATGCTTATTATGATCAATGTGATGGGGAATTTTAATACCCCGTTTGGCAAGTATAAATTAACTTCGTATATTAAATCATATTAATAATTAAAAATAATAAAGTTATGAACAAAACGCAAACAATCGATTTATTAAAAAGTCAAATGCCTGGATTCTATTCAGTAGAACAAGTTATCAATCTTATCGAAAAGATTGAAGAAGAAGAACAACAAGCAACTGCTAAACTTACTTTCGATCAAGTTAGAGAACTTACTCGAAGTATTGTTAATGCAATTGAAGAAGAAGCTCAAAGAGATAACATCGTTAATTTTGAAGATGTTGAATTTGAATTAGGTTGGGATAGAAAAATTGAAGTAACAGACGTTCCAATTAATTTTGATGCAATTAGAGATTGTGTTGAAGAACAATTGATTGAGTTCTTTGAAATAGAATCTTTATTCATATCTTTAGGTATCAATAATTAAAATGAGGGGCCATGTATTTGGCCCCTATAAAATAGCTTCGTATATTTAGAATGTTAAAAAAATAAAAATAAGTTTAATTAAAATTTAAAGGTTATGAACAGAAATGAAATTATCGCAGAAGTAAAAAAACTAGGTTTAACAACAGAAAAACCAGCACATCAGTGTAAAACAGAGTATTTACAAGAATTACTCAATTCACAATACTTTATTGTGACAGAGGTAAAACGTAAAGGTAGACCAGTAAGTGAAAACAGTAACCGACAAAAACGAATTGCTGAATTAGAAGCAAAACGAGCTGCTGGTGAATTAAGAAAAGGTAGACCGGTTGTTGAAGGAAGTAATCGCCAAATAAGATTATCACTTAAAGGTACTCTTAAATTAGGTAGAAAACCAAATCCTGAAAGTGCAGCTTACAAACGCAGAATGGAATTAGAAGCTAAACGTGCAAATGGTGAATTAAAGAGAGGTAGACCAGCACAAGTAAAAGCAGAGTAATTAAATTAAAAGGGGTATAATGATGATATTATACCCCATCCCTTAACCATTAATCAGTATATATTGAAAAAACATACAGTAATCAATAAAAAATACGTTAAATTATACAAAAATCAGCCTAAATTTAAACCTAAATCATGTTATGTGATAGGTTGTGTTTACTATGGTAGAAATCGTTCAAATCACTTAAAATTAGGTGTATTAATGGAGTTAGGTGATAAAACATCTACACTTAAATTAAAAGATGGTACTAAAGTTAAAGTTAAAAATATAACTTTAAAAAGTGCTCAAATAGGGAAATAAGGAGTATAAAATTTCTTCGTATATTAAAGCATATTAATAATAAAAAATAATAAAGTTATGACAAAAATTAAAGTAAAAATTACTCACAAAACATTAATGATGAGTATGGAGTTTCCACTTGAAGTAGGACAAGTAAAAATGGATGCTGAATGTCAAGTGTTTGTTTACAAAGACAGAGAATCAGGGTATTTAACTGGTGATTTTGATTTCATGGATTACAAAAATACCACATACATGGGTATGCCGATTGATGGTTATAAGGGAATGCAAAAGTTAAGAGATTTCCATACTGAATTAGGAATTGATCTACAGAAATTAATTAATGATGAATTTTATAAAATCATTAATGAAGAATTTCAAGCTGATTTTGTATCACAATTTGATATTAAAGATTTTGAGTACTAATAAAGTAGGACCCAGTATTGGGTCCTATATTTTTTCTTCGTATATTAAATCTGTTAATTTAAAATAATATAGTTATGAAAGAAGTTAGAGAATACTTTGAAAAGAATTATGGTTATGTAAATCTAGATGAGTTGACAGATGTATTTATTCAAAAGTATTTGGATCAACCATGGATTACTAATTTACCATTTGAAAGAAAGATGGATTGTTTATATGATTATATTCTATCACAGGATTTATGCGATATTCAAGAATAAAACTCAAATGAGAGTATTTGGGGAGTTAAAATAATCTTCGTATATTAAGACATAATTAATAAATAATAATGTTATGACAAGACAAGAATTTGAAAACGGTACACCTTTTAGAGTAAAAGGTATTCACAACGACAAAGGTAGTTCAACTTATTACTTCCATGATGGAACAATTTCCAAACAAATAAGAAGTAATATTGATGAAAGAACATTAACAGATGACTATCACCTAAATGTAGATGAGGTATCAAATAAATGGTTTAGTGGGTTTGTGTATGTGATGACTAAGAAAGTAACTGTTAAGCATAAGTTTGAAGACCTAGTAGTGTTTGAATAATAATAAAGGGCCATGTATTTGGCCCTTATATTTTAACTTCGTATATTAAATCATATTAATAATTAAAAATTTAAAGGTTATGTTAAATACAACTTATTTAGGTAGAGAAATTGTAAGACGTGATAACGTCAAAGTAGAAGGTACATTCGCATCGGTTCATGAAGCTGAAGAACGCTTGAGAAAGATGGGGTACATGATAGGAAGCATGTGTGGAGATGAACCAATAGGATTCGCATGTAAAGAAAAATATGATTATATAGCGAAATGGAGAAACATAAACCCGAGTGATAGAAATAAAGTGGAAGGAGTGATGATCAGTACTGATTGGAGAGAGGGTAGTGTGGATATAATATGGTTCGAAGAACCTAAAACAGCAATTGGATAGTATAAAATAACTTCGTATATTAAATCATAATAATAAAATAATATAGTTATGACATTAGAGCAAATGAATGCCGAGAATAAGTTAGTGACCGAAAAACATATGGTGGTGAAAGAATTAATAAACCACTTACATGAAGCACAATTCGATAGAACTACACGTACAAGTGTGATGTTGACAGAATTGATGAAAAAAATAAATGAAATGTTGAAAAATGATTTTTAATACTTTAATTGGAGTGTATAAATTAACTTCGTATATTAAATTTATAATTAATAAATAATATAGTTATGAGAAAAGGTACAGTTACAGGTGAATTAAAATCTATTTTTGAAGAATTAAATATAAAGTATACTGGATGTTACTCCGATACTTATAATTTAAAAAATGGGGATGATGTTAATTTAAAAAGAGTAGGAGTAAAATTTATGGGTGTATACCTAACTCAAGAACAAATTAATATAATAAAAGATAAAATGGGTAAAAAAGGATTTACTTATGATTTTATTAAAGAGAATAGAGGTAAAAGTTTATATGGTACTAATGGTACTAGGTTTTGTTTTAAGTATTAAATAATATAATGTGGAATACACCTCCTAATATAATATAACAATGAACAAATGTTCCTAAGTTAATATAATGGGGGTGTGTTGTATATGGAAACCGGAATGAGTTAGGGTGAATACAGGGAACAGGGTTCCGCACCCACGTGTATGTCATGAATGAGTTTTTAACCAACTCACCTCGTATATACACTCTTAAAACCATTTTAAATAAAGATATAAGGGGTATAAAATTTCTTCGTATATTTAATTATAATTTAAAAATATAAATGTTATGAAAAAGTTTTTATTAAATGTTAAGTATTTTGGGATCTGGGGTATAAATAAAATTTATTCTTTAAAGTATTTAAGGTTAGATACTCCAATATCACTACCCACCACAATAATTGTTATATGTGTTTGGTTTGTATTGTTAACTTATATATTAGTTCTATAATACCTGGCTTGGAAAGTATAAAATAGCTTCGTATATTAAGGTATAATTAATAAATAATAAACGTTATGAAAGTAAAAGATTTAATTGACAGATTAAGTAAGTGTGATCCTAACCAAAGAGTAATTTTAGAATACACCGACCATACTGATTGGGTATATAAAATGGAGTTTGGTGAAGATGAAATTTTAGATGATTTTGAAATGTTTGTTGGTATAAATAATGAGGATGAAGATGTATTTGAAAAAGTTGTATTAATTGAGTGTAAAGAAGAAAATGACGTTCAAGATAATTTTTCAAGTTAATTAAAACCATTAAACATTATTTGGAGTGTATAAATATTCTTCGTATATTATATTATAATAATTAAATAATAATAAGTTATGAAAGCAAAAGTGCAAATTAAATCAGTGTTTGAACAAATCGCCAACAACGTATTTACAATGAAAGATGTTAACCAAGCCAAGGTATTCATCACCGAATTTATCACCAGTAAAGGTATAGACGGTGTAGATAAAAATACTATTGTGAATAACGTTAGCAGATGTACTAATATTAATCAATTACAACGTTACGTGTGTAATTCGTTATTGATGTACGAAGGAATGGGAGTTAGTTAAACTCCCGTTTTTTTACTTTTTTTTGAAATAAAATTTGAGGGGACACCCTACCCGAACGGGCATGCACCACACACGAACGGGCACGGGTTGGTGTCGAATGCCCACACGTCGTTGCTGTCCGTACACGAGATGGTGTCGAACACGTGTAAAATTTCCGCACCTTTCAGATCGAAAACGATCTTTCACCCAGGCCCTCATATATACTCATATACTAAAACAAATGTAGGTCTCCCCCTATTCCATATACTTATAGGAAATTAAAATTAAATAAAATGAAACAGATCAAAACCTTAACCTCTATGAGTGAAACGCTTGTTCTCCTATTGGAAGATCTAACCAACTTATTAAATGATATCGATAATGGTGATTTAGTAAGGGAAATCGAGAATAACGTTGTTTCTCCCATGGAAGACGCTCAAGCCCAATTGGATATTATCTTAGATGATATTGATGATGGAGTGTATGATGAACATTCAGAAGAAGAATTTGAAGAGTGGGAATAACCCTTTTGGAAAGTTTTTCCTAGAATGTAAAAATCTCTTTTAAAAAAGTTTTTTGGGAAGTCGAGCATATATACTACTTAAACTAATAAATTAGTTGAAGCTGTTAATCCCTAGCCTAAAGTTAGGGATTATTTGGCTTCCTAACCTTTTCTTCGTATGTTAATTATTATGAGAAAATTATATTATAAATTAGTTATGTTCATAGGTTATACAATCATAATTCATGATCACTACAACCCAGAAACATTTGAATTAGAAAAGAAATATGCCTATATAGGGATTTATAAGTACCTAGGTAATTTTAAACACGACGGAAGTTTAAAGATGATTAGAGTTTGGGAAATTAAAATAAGATAGTTATGTAGCAAACAGCAGTAGAATGGTTAGTGAATGAAATTATGACTAAGCATGATAAATCATTTCTTGAATTTTATGGTTCAGAAGTTACACAAGCCAAAGAAATGGAAAAGCAACAGATTATTGATGCACATGGTAATCAACAAAAAAAATCAGGTGGTGTTTCTAATTACACTTATATTTTAACAGGTGAAAAATACTATAACGAGACTTTTAATAAATAAGTTATGATAAAAGTAAGATTAATACTAATGTTTCAAGGAAGGGTAGAACACGACATTGAAACCGAAATGATAAGACCTAGATTAAAAGAAACAATTACTCTACATGAACGTGGAGGACATTATAAAATAAAGTTTATCCAACATATGTTTAATGATAAAGGAGAATTTGAATCTCTAATGGTAACAGGAATAAAAAAAGTATAATGAATATTAAAGAACTAATAGAGACTCTTTCCACATTAGATTCTGAACTAAGAGTTGTAACTCGTGGTTACGAAGGAGGCTATGACGATATAGAATGGCCTGTAGGTAAAGATTCTCCTAATGTTATTGATTTGGCACTTCATGTTAATCCAGCATGGTATTATGGTAACCATGAAATGGTAAGTGAAGATCATCAGTATGGAACTAACGTTGAAGTAGTTAAAGCAATTGTATTATAAAATTTCTCCTAATGTCTAAAATAATCCAATATACACAGGCTAAAGAAATGGAAATTAACGGCGATCTAATTATCTATGATACAGATCGAGTAGTTACTCCTTTAAACCAAAATTCCAATTCTTCTTTATGGAAAGAAAATTTCCAAAAATTAAAACAAAAATTTAAAAAGGTTCCTCTTCACAAACTAATAGAATTTCTTGATTTCGATTATGTTATAGAATATAAACATCAAGAACAAGGAGATACTCCTACTACTATCTGGTCTTACTCATATGGTAAAACTCCTAGTAGTGCTTATGTATTAGAAAAATCTTTTAATAAAGGTAAATATGTGTACATACTTACTAATGAGGCATATCCAAATATATGTAAAATAGGAAAAGCAATTCAACCTACTTACCGTGTAACTAAAGTTAACGGGTCAGGAACAGTCTCTGAATGGCAACTGCGTTGGGCTTTACCTGTGTCTGATGATTATAAAGTGGAGAGTGTAGTACATAAAACTTTAGAGCATCTACGTATGAATTCGTTTCAAGGATCATCTAGGGAATTTTTCTCTATTTCCTTAAACGAGGCTATTAAAGTTATTGAGGATTTAGGACAAGAATTTAAAACAGATAAAGGGGTTTATTATGAGTAGTGTGATTTTGTTGTATATATGGATTTGTGTTAAGGCGTATTTACAAGTGGGGTTGTTTATGTCCTCTATAATTTTAATAATGACAATTGTAAATGATACTGTAGATCGAACATGGTTTAGGGATTTTCTCTTTACTCTTTTCCTTCATCCTATAGTAGTTTATTACCTTATAAAAGAATTAACTGATGGAGAATAATTTAGATAAACAATTAGTTCCGTATATGGAACATGTTATTGGGCAAACTTTGAATATGGTTGAATCTATATCTAAAGAGAAAGGTTTTAATAAAAAAGAAATGGGGAAATTAATTTCTGAATTGAATAATGAATTTGGAGATTATCTTACATTACTATCTCCGCAAATCCAGGGCAGAATAATGGAGATTAACCACTATATGTTAAATGATGATAAGGTATATGAAGAGTCAAATGACCAACCTAATATCCAACCTTTTGAGGATAATGCAAAAGAATAAAAGACTTTTAAAGACTTCTGCAAAAAGGCTTGGCTTGCAGGAAAACATTTCGTATTTTTGGAGTACGGGAAAAGAAAATGAACAAAGATGAGAGATAAAGAGATAATAGCGTTCACGATAGAGGGATGTAGGTACTGTGAGGAATTGGAGGGTAAATTGGATAATGAAGAGATAAAGTACAGGAATATAGATGTAAGTAGGAATAGTGAGATAGGGGATATGATTGAGGATACTTATAAATGTACTAAATATCCAATGGTAATACTTCATAGTTCTGATCGTTCTATAGTTTGGTTATCTGAAACAGAATTATTAACTTCAATTAACATTAGAATTTATAATAATATTAATCAAATAATAACAGAAATAAAAAATGAATTTAACAGCTGAAAAAATAAATGATAATTGGGGTACTCTAATATCTAGAATAGATACTTATATTACTGAGCCAAGATGTACTCAATTAAAAGAATTTTATGAGAAATATCAAGAACGTATTGCTTTAATGCCTGCTTCATATAAAAAAGAATATCATAATGCTTTTCCTGGAGGATATGTTGATCATGTTATAAGAGTTATAGATGGTGCTCTTAAATTAAATGAGGTATGGAATGAAATGGGAGTAGATCAAGGTACTTATACTACTGAAGAATTAGTATTTTCAGCTTTAAATCATGACTTAGGTAAAATAGGAGATGAAAATCATGAATCATATATCCCTCAGACTGACCAATGGAGAAAAGATAAACTAGGAGAGGATTATATGTTTAATGATGCTTTAGCATTTGCCTCAGTTCCAGATCGTTCTTTATTTTTACTTCAACAAAATAGTATTCCTTATACTTTTAATGAAATGGTAGCAATTCAGATACATGATGGTATTTATGATGAGGGAAATAAAAAGTATTTAGCTACATTTAATCCAGGACAAAAACCTAGAACATCTTTACCTTACATCTTACATCAGGCTGATTTAATGGCTTCACGTATTGAGTTTGAAAGAGAATGGTTACCTAAATTTAGAGGTGAAAAGAAAGTAGAAGTTAAAGCGTCTAAACCCACAATAAAACAACAGCCTAAATTGTCTAACGCAAGCGCACCGTTTGCAAATTTATTAAATAACATATAATATGATATTAATTTATATTAATATTGGAGTAATTGTTCTAGGAGTTATAGGATACATTATTTGGAATTTACTTAGAAAAGTAGAAAAACTAGAAAATACTATAAACGTACAAGAAAAATACATTCTTGATTTTTATGATCTAGTAAAGACTTCAGAAGATAAAATTAAAGAAATTGACTCTAAACAATTATTTCAATCAGATGATGAAGTAGGTTTTTTCTTTACTAATTTAAAAACAATCCAAGAAGCACTTTCGGATTATATCAAATTTATCAAATAATATGGAGGTATTAAATTCCGAAATTAAAATACTTCATGTTCCACAAGAAGAAACAGAAGTTCAATATACTAAAAAAGGAACAGTTAGAAAGAGAAAACCTAAAGAAAAAAAGCAATACTTTACTCAAGATACAGAAGATGCTATTGTAGAATATTTAACTACAACAGATCAACATACTCGAAATAAGATTTATAATGAACGTATTAAATATGCTTTTCATAAATTAACTGAAAATATAATTCATACTTTTAAATTTTATTATACTGAAGTAGAAACAATAGCTGAATTACAACATGAAGTGACAGCATTTTTACTTGAAAAACTTCATTTATATAACCAGTCAAAAGGTAAAGCTTATTCTTATTTTGGTACTATTGCTAAACGTTATTTAATTCTTTATAATAATAAAAATTATGAGAAATTAAAAGGCAAAGCAGAAGTAGCTGATATAGATGAAGATAGAACTATTGTTTCTAATATAGTAAATGATTCTGAAAGCATAGATGATCCATTAATGGGTGAAAATTATTTTATAGATAAATTTATCCAATATATGGACCTTTACTTATTCAGAGTATTTCCAGAGATTGAAGATGCTAAAACAGCCGATGCTATTATGCAACTTTTTAAACATAGAGAAAGTTTAGATATTTTTAATAAGAAAGGAATTTACATTTATATTAGAGAACAAACAGATCAAGATACTCCTCAAATAACTAAAATAATAAAAAGGTTAGAGAAAGTTTATAAACGTTTACATTACCAATATCTAGATTATGGGTATGTTAGCTTGAATTATTAAAAAATTTATAAGTCCTATATTTATAACAAAAATATATTATGGATTTTAACAATGTAGTCTTATTTGGTAAAAAGACTTTTGCCGATTTATTAAAAGAGATACATACTAATTCCTCTACTAAAGAAAAGGAAATTAGAATAATGATAGAACAATTAAAACCCTTTATCAATTCAGCTGGTGACGCAGTTATAATTGTTCCTCTTATTAAAGATTATTTAGATGTATCAGTTAAAAATGATGACTTACTAATTAAAATGGCTGGTATTGTTCAAAGAGCATTAAATAATACTTCAAATGGAGAAGATTTAATGATTAGTGAGGATGAGAAACAAGCCTTATTAGAGACTATTAATCAATTAGATAAGCAAGTAGAAGAAATACCTGTAAGAAAATTAAATGAGTAGTTTATATCCTAGTTTACAAGGTAGTATATCAAACATAGCATCGAGTAAAGGAAATGGAGGTAAAAGTCTATTTTTCTTTGCTCGGGTTAATGATATTGTTTTGTCAACTGAGACTAAAACTACTAATTTTTTTAGAGAAGCAGGAGGATGGGCTGGATTAGGCTCAATTAAATTTACTCCTATAAATTCTAAACCTGATAATGATAAACCTGCTAACTTAATAGCTAAGCCTTTATTCAATAATATTTCTAAATATCCTATTTTAGAAGAAATTGTTTTAATATTAAATGCTCCTTCATATGATTTAAATGAGCAACCCAATGCTAAAACATTTTATTATTTAACTACAGTTGGTTTATGGAATAGTATTCATCATAATGCTTTTCCTGATATCCAGACATATAATGGTGGTAATTTAAATTTTGGTAATACATTTACTGAAAAAGAAAATATAAGAAGTTTATTACCTGAAGAAGGAGATGTAATATTTGAGGGAAGATGGGGTAATTCAATTCGTTTTTCTTCTACAACCAAGCAAAAAGCCATAAACAATCCTTGGAGTTCACAAGGTGATGTTGGAATGCCTATTACTATTATTAGAAATGGACAATCTAATGTTGACATAAATCCGGATCCATGGGTTCCTGTTTATGAAGATCCTAATAATGATGGAACTTCAATCTACTTATGTGCGGGTCAAGAAATACCTTTAGATTACGCTTCTAAAAATTTACAATCATATAGTGTAACTCTAGGTTCAGCTTTTAATAGTTCATTACAAATTCCTGATCCTCCATTCCCTTCTCCTGATGTATCACCTAAACAAGCAGATAACTTAAACTAATATGGCATCTTCTTATAAACCTGAATTCCCTTACTTAGGAGATCATTTAATATTAAATTCTGGTAGAGTTACTATTAACTCTAAAGATGATTCTATAATGTTATTTGCTAAGGAATCTATTAGTTTCTCTTCAGCAGGTACTATTCATTTTAATAGTGATGACAATTTAATAATTAATTCACCTAAAATTTATTTAGGATTAGAAACAGATGTTAATAAACCAGAACCCGCTATTAAAGGGGAAAAATTATTTGATGCTTTAAGTTTTTTAGCAGAGGCCTTAATAAATTTAGGAGAAGGTTTATCATATGCTACAGATAGTAATGGTATAGGGATTCCTTCAGTATCAGTATCTGGAGAAAGTTTAATGGTTGATTCTTTACAATTGCAGAATTTATTAGATAAAATTAGATCTGAAAAAACCTTTTTATTATAATGGCAGTACCTAAAGGATTATCTAGAATATTATGTGATGTAGCTCCTAAAAGAATTAGTAAGGCTACTAATTCAATACTTAAAATTTTATTTAAAATTAATAATGTTTTAAGTGAAATAAATTCTATTGATTTTTGTAATCCTTTAGGATATATTATATCTAAAGCTTTACCTCCTGGAGGACTTTTAGAAGCTAAACTTTTAAAATATGGAAAGGATGCTTTAGACTTTGTAAATAGAACAGGTGATAATTTAAATCCTTTAAGATTAGAAAGTGAAACTCCTCAATCTGGAGATACACCTGAACAAATAGCAGCTAAAGATAAAGCATATAAAGATAGAATTCAATCATATCAAGCATCTATTGAAGAAATTAGACTAGCTTTAGAAGATATAATTCCTCCTGATGATTTAATTGAAATTATACCCGGTGGAGAAGGATTAACTAAAACAATACAACAAGTAAATTTAGCATTAGTAGCCACAAGTGATACTATAGACCCAACTCAGTCTATAATAACTAAAATTACTATATTACAATCATTTGCTAGAAAATTAACTCCTTTCTTATCTCCAATTAATATAGCTACTTTAGCTTTAGGAGGACAAGAAGCCGAAATAAATAAAAAATTAGCAGGTATAATTAAACCTGAAAGATTTAAGGAAAGTGTTGGATTTTTAGTTAAACAAGTAAAAGCAGTTGATAAAGCTATTGTTCAAATACAAGCTACTGTTAAATTAATTAATACTATTGTAAGAATTATTAATGTTTTAACTAAAGTATATAAATTTGTAGTTAAAATACTAAAACGTTTAAATACTCCTTTGGCAGTAGGAGGAGGAGGTTCACCTGTAATTTCACAAACTAATGCATCAACTAATACACAAGCAGATACTATTTCTAAAAGTAATCAAATTGTTGATGATTTACAAAAAATAACAATTATAGTTTCTACTTTCTTAAAAGGTCCTGTTTTATTAAATATAAAACGTATAAGAAGACAAATACTACGATTATTAACAGGTCTTAATATTCTATATCAAAATCTTAAAGCATGTTCTTATACAAGTGATGATCAAGGTCTACTAAATTCAGTTCAAGGAAGTATAGATTCATTAAATAATAGTTTAAATATTATTGATGAATTATTCCCTACTATTAGAACTACTAATTTACCTCAATTATATAATGGTTATTCCATTGACATAATTAAAGAAGAAGTAGTTGATGAAGGTATTTCTTTATTAAGAAGAAGAGTAGTAGTAGCTGATCAAAGAGGAGTAATTGAATATGAAGGTACACCAACATACGCTCCTGATGATCAAGTATTAATTAAAGAAGGTCAATATTATATTGATAAACAAAGCCAAACTCGTACTAGTGATACTGGAAATGATTCACCTACTGATCAAGAAGTAATAGATTTAACAACATTAGCAGGATTTGACCCTGATGATACTATTGGTGGGCCTGTAACACCTGATTAAAATAAGTTTTAATATTAAATATTTATATGTATGAAATTAGATGCATTCAGAAAAGTAATTAGAGAAGAAGTAAAAAAAGCTATTCAAGAAGAAATGAGAGATATTCTACTTGAAGCAGTAAAATCTGCTAGCAAACCAAATTTAACTGGAAACCAATCTACTCAACCCTATTCTAAAGTAGAATCTACTTACAAACCAACATTCTCAGACATAATTGCTGAAGAAAGAAAACCTATCCCTTCTACAGGTAATCCTATGTTAGATATCTTAAATGAAACTGCTCAAGCAGGTGAATGGAGAACTTTAAATGGAGGAGAATTTAATGCCTCACAAGCAGTAGGATGGGCTGGAGGAGCACCAGGTATGATGGGTGGTTCCAATACTCCTGTAGTAGCATCAGTAGATGAAATGATTAAATCTCAAGGACCTGTACGTGATATAAATGATGTACGAATTGATGTAGTACCTGATTTTTCAAAATTCATGGGTGCTTTAAAAGAAAAAGGTAGTATTTAATGGCTTATAATGTAATTAATATTAGTCCTTTAGACCTACAACCTAGTAAAGGGGTAGGTATCCAAGTTCCTTTTAATGGAACTACTGGATTGAATATTACTTATACAACTAAAGACGCTGTTAAATCTAATATTTTAAATTTTTTCTTAACAGGAAAGAAAGAAAGAGTAATGAATCCCTCATTTGGAGCGGGAATAAGAGAACAATTATTTGAACAAATAGTTCAAGGTACTGTTCAAAATATAGAAGATATTATTAAATTTGGATTGTCGGATTATTTCCCTCAAGTAAGACTAAATAAACTAACTGTAGAGGCCTCCCCAGACCAAAATTTAATTCAAGTGTATTTTAGTTATTCTATAATAAACACTAATATACAAGATGAAATTTTAATAAATTTTAATAATGGCTAATACTAAAGCGGTACAATATTTAAATAAAGACTTTGATAGTTTAAAAGCACAGTTAATTAACTTTGCTAAAACTTATTATCCTAACACTTATAATGACTTTACAGAAGCATCTCCAGGTATGATGCTTATTGAAATGGCTTCATATGTTGGTGATATTTTATCGTTTTATACTGATAATCAAATTCAAGAAAATTTCTTGCAATTTGCTAAACAAAGAAAAAATTTACTAGCGTTAGCTTATAATTTTGGATATAGACCTAAAGTTACAAGTGCTTCTTCTGTAGAAGTAAGTGTATATCAAGTAGTACCTTCAACTATAGTAAATAACCAATATGTACCTGATTTTGGATATGCTTTAATTTTAGAAGAAGGAACTCAATTACAAGCTAGAATTAATGGAAATATATCATTTTATATAAATGAAAAAGTAGATTTTTCTAATTCTGGATCTTCTCCTATAGACATTTCAGTTTATACTCCTGATATTAATGGAAACCCATATCTTTATTTACTTAAAAAAACAGCGAAAGCTACGGCTGGAGCTTTAACTACAACAACATTTACATTTGGTAATCCTGAACGTTATCCTACCGTAATACTTACTGATACTAATATAATTTCTATAGTAAGTGCAATCGATTCTGATAATAATATATGGTATGAAGTACCTTATTTAGCTCAAGATACTATTTTTGAAGCTACTGAGAATACTGCTACCAATGATCCTAATTTATCACAATATAGTAATACAACTCCTTATTTACTAAAATTAAAAAAAGTACCTAGAAGATTTGTTTCACGTTTTAAAACAAACAATTCATTAGAATTACAATTTGGGCCAGGTGTTTCATCTGGTGCAGATGAGGAAATTATTCCTAATCCTGATAATGTAGGTTTAGGTTTACCTTATGGAATTGATAAAATGATGACTGCTTGGGATCCTTCAAACTTTTTATATACTCAAACATATGGTTTAGCCCCTTCAAATACTACTTTAACAGTAACTTATTTAAAAGGAGGAGGAGCTACTTCAAATATACCTTCTAATACTTTAACCAATCGTATTGGTGGAACTAATACATTTGCAGGTAGTGGATTAGATCCAACTTTACAAAATACTGTTTTAAACTCATTAGCATTTACTAATGAAGTTGCTGCAGTTGGTGGAGGAGATGGAGATACTAATGAAGAAATAAGACAAAATTCTTTAGCTATGTATCCTACACAGTTAAGAACTATTACTGAAGATGATTATATTATTAGAACTTTATCTTTACCTTCTAAATATGGTTTAATTTCTAAAGCCTTTATCACTCAAGATATGGGCATAAGTGTTAATTATCCAACAGATTTATTAGCTACTCAAAATCCTAATGCTCTTTCATTATATGTTTTATCTAAAAATACAACAGGTAATTTAACAGTTTCTAGCCCTGCTTTAAAACAAAATTTAAAAACATTTCTTTCTGAATATAGAATGTTAACTGATGCAGTTAATATAAAAGATGCTTTTATTATTAATATTGGAGTAAATTTTGATATAATAGTTAGACCTAATTATAATAATAAATTAGTAATAAACAATTGCTTAAATGTCTTACAATCTTACTTTAATATAGATAAGTGGCAAATTAATCAACCTATTATTCTATCTGATATTTATAGTAATTTAGATCAAGTAGATGGTGTTCAAACAGTCCAAAAAGTAGAGATAATAAATAAAGCCGGAACCAATTCAGGTTACTCACAATATGCATATGATATTAAAGGAGCAACTATTAATAATATTTTATATCCTTCTTTAGATCCAAGTATTTTTGAAGTTAAAAATTTAACAACTGACATACAAGGAAGAGTAGTTACTTTTTAAAAAATTTATCTAATGTATATTTATATTATATATTAGATTTATGGCTGTATACAAAATATTCCCTGAAAAAGACACTTTCATTTCATCATACCGTTCATCTCAGAATTTTGGTAGAGATGAAATATTAGAAGTTTTTAGATATGCTTACGACTCTTCTACTTATTTAGACACTACAAGAGCCCTAATTCAATTTTCTAACACTAATCTTCAAAATGTAATTACAAATAATATTAGTGGAAGTGCTTATAGTGCTTCTATTAAATTATTTTTAGCAAATGCCCTTTTACCTGCAAACTATACTATTCTAGGACATAGAATAACTACAGCTTGGGATATGGGATTAGGTAAAGCCGCTGATACTCCTATTACTACTACAGGATGTACTTGGGTATCTCCATGGGTTACTCCTGGTGGTGATTATAATGCTACTGCTTATTCTCAAAGTTTTGTTTATACTAGTGATAAAGATATTAATATGGATATTACTACTCTAGTTAATTACTGGTATAGTAATCCTAATTCTAATTATGGAATTTTATTAAAACAAAGTAGTAGTATAGAAAATAGTACTACATCATCATTTGGGACTAAGTTTTTCTCAATGGATACTCATACAATATATCCACCACAAATAGAATTAAAATGGAATGATAGTTTATATAGTACTAGTTTAACTCAAATAACTTCTTCAAATTTCAATTCAGTAATTTCTAATTTAAAAAATGAATTTCCTGAAGGAAGTACTTATACTTTTAGATTAAAAGCAAGAGATCAATTTCCTGCTAGGTCTTTTGGTACTACTTCTGTATATTTAAATGCAAAAGCATTACCATCATCAACATATTGGGCATTAAAAGATGCTAAAACTGAAGAAGTAATAATTGATTTTGATACTACTTTTACTAAAGTAAGTTGTGATAATACAGGTAATTATTTTAAAATATACATGAATGGTTTAGAACCTGAAAGATATTATCAAATTATAATAAAAACTATACTTTCAAATGGTGATACTATAATTATAGAAGACCCATTAAATTATTTTAAAGTAATTAGATAATGGCTGAAGTAATTCAATTAAATAAAACAGTTTATGGTAAAATTACATATCCTAATGTAATTGATACTGAGTTTAAACAATTAATTAGACCCCAAACAGAAGTAACTTCATCAGCAGTAACTGTAAATCAATTTTTTAATTATTATAATGATTTATTTTATGAAATACCTACTGAAGGAGATTTTAATTCACATTTAGAATTAATAAAAAGAAGTACAGAATATGTTGGTGTTAATCAAAACTCAGGAGAAATAGATGCTCTATTAGATGAAATTAACCAACTTAGACTTGAAAATTTAACGTTACAACAAACAATAGATGATTTAACAGCATCAGCATAATGGAAATTACAAACGTATCACAACTTGATTCAAATCAATTCATAAATCAAGATTATAAAATAAATGATGAATCATTACTAAATTCTTTGAATATTAGTAATGAATTTGGTTTACCTAATGATAAAGTAGAAGTGCACGTTATATCTCCTAATGGTGATATACTAAATTCTGTTTATGATTTTAGAAATTATACTACAAGACAAACAGTTCAAGGAACTTCTTTATATAATCAAATTGAATTAGACCCTAAAGCTGATTTAGAATCATTTGGTATTAATCAAGGTCAATATGATATAACTTATAACTTTTATAGACCTTTATTTTCAAGTTCTGAAGCTAATAAGTTCTTTATATCAGATATATCATCAGATAGAACAGAAATTAAAATTTCTAATAATAATATATCATATACTGATTTAGGACAATCTTATTTAACTTTTATAGCTGAAAGAAATTCCAAAGCTTATTATTCAGATTTTATTTTAAATTTTGGTGATAATAAAACTTATATAGGAGTTAATGTTGCTTTTGATAATTCAAATGAAGCTTACGCTAATTTATATATTAAATTATATGAGCCTTTACCATCTAATATTAAATTAAAAGATACATTTTGGATTGTAGAGAGTATTTCTGAACCATATGCTTTTCAAGTTGATACAACTTTCTTAGCAGAAGCAACACTTGATACTTTATCTTTAAGAGGCCCAAATATTAACATTGAATTAGCTGAAAAAACTAATTTAACTACACCTTATTTGAATTTATCTACTTTATTAAATTCAAGTATTTCTTCTTCTTATCAACAATTACAATCTTGGTTAGAAGAAAAAAGTATTGAAATAACAGTTGATTATACAGATTTTTCTAATTTTGTGCATTTTTCATCTGCAAGAGAAAGACTTGAGAATTTTAAATATAAATTAACTCAAATACAATCTCTTCAATCTGATATTAATGCTATAAATAATTTAAATGCTTCTTCTAGCATAACTTATACATCAGCTAGTGTACTTAATTTACAAAATCAATTAGATACTCTTATCCAAAAATTTGATGGATATGAATATTTTTTATATTACGAATCTGGAAGTAGTTCATGGCCTAAAAGTAATTCAACTAAACCTTACATAAATTCAGCTGTTACTACATCTGTAGCTTTAAATTGGTTTGGCTCAGTTGATTATACTTCACAATATTATGGAGGACAAGTTTTAGATGCAGATAATTATGATATTAATAATAAAGATTATATTTGGAATAATCTACCTGAATATATAAAAGCTGATTCTCAAAATGCTAATTTAGAATTATTTACTTCTATGTTAGGTCAACATTATGACTATATTTGGACTTATATAAAAGATATTACTGACTTACAAGTTGCAGATAATAGAATTGATTATGGTATTTCTAAAGATTTAGTAGCTGATACTTTAAGAAATTTTGGTATTAAACTTTATACTAATTCAAGAAATCAAGAAGATTTATATTTAGCTTTATTAGGAATTGATTCTAATGCTGCTACTTTACCTTCTACAGGTTCTTACATGATAAATAATTATGTGACTGCCTCTCAATATACTATCCCTGATAATGATATCGTAAAAGAAACATATAAAAGATTGTATCACAACTTACCTTACTTACTCAAGACTAAGGGTACAAGAAGAGGGTTACGCGCTTTAATCAATTGTTTTGGTATTACTGATACAATATTAAAAATTAGAGAATACGGTGGTAATAGAAAAGATTTAGAAGTTATTGAACAAATTACTCCTAAATTTAACTATGCATCCTCTTTAGATACTACTGCTCCATCAAATTATATCATAATTACAGGAGGCCCGTCTTATAAACAATATTTAGATTCAGGTTCAAATGATATTTATCCTGATACTTTAGAATTTAGATTTAAATTAGATAGTGATAATATATTACCTACACAATCTATATTAGAATCCTCTGGTCAGAATCAAATTATTAGAGTTACTTACATATCTGAATCTTATGCTAATATTGATTTTGGTTTAAGTGATAGTGGTAATCCTTTTTATTCAACCCCTATAACTCTTCCATTATATAATGACGATTGGTGGACTTTAAATTTAACTAGAGAAACAGGTAGTATAGATAGAAACAATATATTATACTTTAATACTCCTCAAACTTATACTTTAACTATTGGTAATAAAGATTCTAATGGAATACAATATTTAGAGTCTTGTTCTATATATAGAGATGGAGTATTTAATAGTAATTTTATTAATTCTTGGTTAGATAATCAATTATTTCCTGGTGGAGCGAATTACGTGTATCCGTTTACAGGTTCAATTCAAGAATTTAGGTATTGGGTAGGTTCTATCCCTATTAATAATTTTAAAGATCATATTTTAAATCCACAATCTATTGTATTTGATAGTGTAAGTGGTTCATATCCTAATCTAATATTCAGAGCTCCTCTAGGATCAGAATTAGATATAAATAATACAGCTCCAACTTCAGTACATCCTTCAAATACTGCTTCATTCTGGACAGGAGTAGCATTTTCAGATTATAATGTTTATTCTTCTTATAGTATTAACTATGAAGATTATTTAATTAATACTCCTAATATTGGAAGTTTTACTGAAATAGATGAAAAAATAAGAGTAGCAACTCCTAATTTAGTACCTGGAGATGTATTAACACCTTATATTTCAATACAGAAACCTGAAATATATCCTTACACTAATGATTTAAATATAGTAGAGGTAGCTATTTCACCACAGGATTCAATTAATGCTGATATTATAGACCAATTAGGTTCATTTAATATTGATGAGTATATTGGAGATCCTAGATTAGCATCATCAGGTTCTTATCCTGCTTTAACAGATTTAAGAAATTTTTATTTTAAAAAGTATTCTAAAAAAGAAAATATTTTTGATTTAATAAAACTTTTATCTTATTTTGATAATTCTTTATTCAAAATGATAAAGGATTTTGTTCCTGCTAAAGCTAATTTATCAACAGGATTAGTTATTAATACTACTATTTTAGAAAGAAATAAAATAGCTAGACATGAACCTGTACTATCTTTTGTAGATCATAGTGGTTCAATAGAAACAGCATTTATAACTGGTTCTAATGGACTTGATGAAATCTATAATACTTCTTATACATCTTCTACTTCTTATATATCAGGAAGTGTATTTAAATACAATAATGATAGTAGAGAATTATTTACAGGTGAATTAGGAGGTACTACAATAATAGCTCATTCTCAATCATTAGATAATATAGTATATGAATTAAATCGTATTCCTATATCTACTTCCCAAGCTATTAATCAAAACTTTTATAGATTACCCTTAAATCCTATTCTAAATAATGTTTCAACTGCTAGAACTTCTACTAAATATCTTGATGTAGATTATACTTATACACCTATAATTCCTGTTAATTTTAATTATTTAACTTCAAGTTTATTTTTAAATTTAAATACTAATGCTTATCAATTTTTAGATGCTCCTGTACAAGATAGTAATTATACTTTAGCTAGACATATTATTCCTAGATATTTGGGTAGTAAACTAACAGGATTTACATATAATATTTATACTTTTGGAGATACTTCTTATGGTAGTGATCCTGTAATAAATTATAATGCTGTTGAATTTGCTTATTTTAAAGAAATCACTTCTCAATCAGTAACATTCCCTGGAAGAGTAAACGCTAATATTAAATATTTAATTAATAGTGCTTCTAATATTGTTGAATTAACTGAAGCTAATAAAAGTTTATTTGATGTTCAAAATTTATTTAATAGAACAAGTGCTAATATAGCTTTAGATAATATTAATCAACCTTCCAAACAAAAATCCTTAAATGGGTTAAAACCAATTTATGCGGGTGGATTTAGATATGAACCAATATTACAAAATTTTTCAACAAATGTTGCTGCTTTTCCTCCTCAATTACAATTAAATTTTGAAAATGAAGTACCTATTTTAAATACTAGTACAACTCCTGTAACACAATCCACCTCAGGACTATTAGATATAGGTACACCCCAATTTTCAACTGCTCCTACTGTTACAGCTTTAAATTTAAATTCTAACACATTAAGTGTTGTGATTAATTCTAGAATTAAATTCCCTAATGTTCAAAGAACTACATTATATGAAGGAGAAATAAGACAAAGGGTAACAGGTACTATTCAACTTACTATTAAAGTATCACCTGCTCCTTTATTAAGTACTTTATTTAGTCAACCTATAGCAGGTTCTCAAGTAGGATTAGTAACTTGGTCGGGTATTAATTTAGGATCTTATGAATATAATGATGGGCAAATTTCACCTATTAATAATGTAAATTGGAATAATAATATAAGATCTGTCAACTTACCAGTGGGAGTTAATGGTTTCTTTTATCTACATCCTAATAGAAATTCCTTAATGAATACTATTATAGGAAATGGTCAAAGACAAGATTTAACAGTTTTATTTTTTGATGGTCCTTCATCTTTTGATTTAAAATCTACAGGTACAACAGCCTCATTTGCAATACCTACAATTAACACAAATCAATTTAATCCATCTTCTCCTTCTACTTTTAGTCAAAATGCTGGTAATTATATTATAGAAGAAAATGATGGATTTGAGTTAATTGTAACTTTCCCTATAGATGGTTATTTAATATCACCCTCAAATGCTCCTAGTAATGCCTCATTAGAATTAGTAAACCTATCAGGCTCCTTAAGTTCTATTATTAGTAGTATTAATATTACTAAAACTACTACAAGTGGTCAAATTAAATTTACAACAGCTCCTACTTTTAATTATATTTTACCACCAAATGGAAATCCTTTTATATATACTGATCCACCACAATATATTTATCAAACAGGATCTTTTGATAATGGATTTAGCAGTGGGAGTAATAATAATTATTATTTTGAAAGAGGTAATAGTGTGATTAGTGGTAGTCTATTTACATATTTAACTGCTTCTTATGATTTATCTACTTTATATTATAATAATGATTTAACAGATAATAATTTTATTCAAATTCTTCCAACAGCATCTCTAATAGATCCAATTTTAGGAGGATTTCAAGATATAACTGAATATTTTATACCTAAAAAAGGAGATCTAATCAGATTTTTTAATCATGATAGTGGTAAATTTCCATTTGCATCTGATTTTGAAAGAGAAATAGTTAATATATATCCTCCACAAGGTACACCTATTGGAAGTGGTTCTAACGGAACTGGATCTTATGATAATAGATTAGTTTTTGAAGTAATGGGAACAGATATCCCAAATCAAGCATGTGTAAACTCACCATCAGGCTCTACAATAGGTAAAATACAAAATTTTATATTTCTATCTAAAATACCAGATGAAACAAATATAGTATTAATAGCTAATAAAAAACCAGGCCAAACTTCTACAGGAATATTAATCCCTGATAATATAAATACAAAATTAAAAGATGAGGCTGGTAATATAATTAAAAGTTTAAAATCACAAAACTTAATTTAAAAAATAAGAAATGCATATATTTATAATTAGTAATCGAATAAAACAATATGGGATTTTTAAATAACACATCAGTAACCGTAGATGCTATTTTAACTAAAAAAGGCAGAGAACTTTTAGCTAAAAATGACGGTTCATTTAGAATTACTCAATTTTCATTATCTGATGATGAAATTGACTATACTCTTTATAATCCAAACCATCCATCTGGATCAGCTTTTTATGGTGAAGCTATTGAAGCTATGCCTATAATTGAAGCTTTTCCTGATGAGACTCAAATAATGAAATATAAACTTTTAACTTTACCTCGTGGTACTGCTAAATTACCTGTATTAGATGTAGGTTATACTTCAATAACATTACGTCAAGGGGCTTCACTTGCTATTACTCCTCAAACTTTAAATTATTTAGGAGCATCTACAGCATTTGAATCCTCAGGATACACTGCCACTATAGGTGATTCAAGATTATTATCTACATTTAATGGTGTTGGTATTAATACTGCTGAAGTTCAAGCTTTAAATTCAACAACAACAATAGGAACAAATGTTTCAAGAACTGTAATTGGAGCTACTATTAACTTAACAGCTACAACTGTCAATACATTATTTGGTACAAATTCTTCTTTATCTACTATTTTAACTATAACTGGTAGAGATTCAGGAGCTAGATTAACTATACCTTTAACAATAACTAGAGTAACTAGCTAATTAAATAAAATATGAGCTTTATAACATTAAACGCTGAAGACTTTGTAGTAAGTTCAGATTCAATAGTTTCAACACTATGGAGTGACAATACAACTGCTATGACTAGTTTTTTCACTTCATCTACATCGCCTACAAATAATTCATACCTTCCAGTATATCAAAGATCTACTACATTATATCCATCAGACCTATCCCAATTTTCCATTTCATATGGGCAAGTAAATGGGTCGGGTTCTGCTCCTATCAATTCATTAGTACCAGGATTATCTCCTACAAGAATTACTTATGGTCAGTTTAGAACATTAGTGAATGGAGATGAAAATACTAATATTAGTTTTGGTACAGGTAATACTAATTCACCTGATTTTTATGTAATTAATATTAATAGAGCTAACTATAAAGAAAAATTATTTTTAGGAACATTTAACTTAGCACTATCGGGTTCAGATGGGGTAGCTTCATCATCAATACAATTAACTAATAATAGTGTCAATGTTACTACATTAACTTATTGTGATGCTGGTAGGGTATTTGATATAGTTAGTGGCTCTAATGGGGCAGCTACAACCTCTACAATTACTAGTGGAAGTACTGCAGGTTACACAGTTTCAGGTTCATATGGTAAATTTCTACCAGATGTAGGTTTAATATTATTAAATTCTAGAGCTTTATCTTTATCTTGCAGTCTAGGAGGTATAGGGTTACAACCAGGTACTTCTAATACTAATCCAACTCTATTAAATACCCAAATTGGATTATTTAACGCTATAAATAAAGCTAACGGTGTAGGTGGTTTTAAACTAAATAGTGAAGAAACTATAACATCAGATTATGTTTTTGTTAGAATTAAAAATAATGATTTTAACTATACTACTAATCCTTCTATGATAAGTGGTAGTGGAGAATTTTATTATCCTACTTTAGTTAATAATCCTCAAACTTTTATTACAACAGTTGGTTTATATAATACTAATAATGAGTTATTAGCTGTAGCTAAATTATCAAAACCACTACCAAAAGATTTTACAAAAGAAGCTCTTATCAGAGTAAAATTAGACTTTTAATGAATGAGTTTTTCATACAAAACATTAAATTCAAATGATATATCATTAACCTCCTATATTGCTAATAAACAATGGGGGGTTAATAATACTACTTTATCTCAAAATGGAGTTACAATTTATATAGGTGAGAATTTACCTATTGATAGAACTAATCCTTTTGATCCTATAAATGACTCACAAACAGCAAACGAAGAATATAGAAGATTAGTTTATGATTCTATAAAAAATCTTTATTACCAAAACTACACCTCAGGATCACTTACAGGACGATTTTTCCATTCATCATCATTTTTTAACTATGAGCAATCTACTTTGACTTCAGGGTCAATGCTAGCTGCAAATAGAAATATACCTACTTTAACAGGTAGTTCTGCTATTGGTACTAATCCTACTCTTTTTAATAACACTCTATATAATATATCATCAAGTTTATATGATGAAACTGGATTTGATCCTGATATAGGAAGTAAAATAGTTGTAATATCAATTGATCAAAATATTTTCGGTTCAGGATTATCTCCTAAATCTGTAGTAATATCAGGTTCAACTTATAATATCCAAGATGATGGTGAAGGTAATTTATTAGATACTTTAGCTACTTCTTCTTTATATATAGGTAATGTATTTTATTCTCAAGGATTAATAGTACTTACAGATCAAGATTATTTATGTATATTTGGAGCTCCTCCAACTACAGCTAATGATTATTATTTATACCAAAATACAGAATATCTTTCTCAATCACTACAAATATTAACAAATGATTTTGCTGATTGTGGTAATTTAGATCCTACATCAGTACAATTAATGTCTGTACCAGGATTTAGTTTTCCTAATTATACTATAAATAATGGTATTATAACTATAACACCTGATCAAACTAGTGTAATACCTGGTAATTATAAATTAGAGTATACTATTGGAAATTTTAATGGAGTAAGAAGTAATACTAGCTCAATTGATTTAACAATAACTGCTTTATCTTTAGAAATTAATAACCTAATAAGTTCATCAGTTTGTTTTAATTCAACTGCAAGTGTACCTGTAACATTTTCTATCAATTATGGGGTACCTCCTTATAGTTATTCTTTAAATAATGAAACTACATATACAGGAATACCTGGATTTTTTAATAAAACTGTTAGTGGTAGTATAACTTCTTCTAATAGTAATGTTATTTATGTTAAAGATTATTTAGGAACTACAATATCCCAATCATTTAATTCTTGGTATCCTGGTATATCATATACAACTAGTATAATTAAATTACCATGTTCTAGTATTAGCAATGATGGTATAATAACAATATCCGATGATGGGACTGGAACCTCTGTTTCTGCTTCTATAGATAGTGGTTCATATTTTCCTTTACCTAAACAATTTACAGGATTATCAACAGGTTCACATACTATAGCAGTTAAAAATTCATTTAATTGTATTACAAGTTCTATAGTAAATTTAGGAGTTTATTCTGCTTTAACTGCTAGTGTAACTCAATCTAATATACCTTGTTATGGTGGGTCTAATGGGTCTATAACTGTAGCATTTACAAATGTAATTGATAATTTAATAGTTAATCTGTTAGATGCTACTGGAAGTAATATCTATACTAATGTTAGTCTAAGTTCATTCCCAAATAATACTGTAACTGCTTCTGGTTTAGTTACTGGAAGTTATAATTTAAATGTAACAGCCTCTGGTATAAATCAATGTCAATCTTATAGTAATACTTTTACTTTAACTTCACCTACAGCTCTAACTTTAACTACTACAGCTTCTTATATAGATTCATGTTCTAATGCAATTATTATAAATGGAAGTGGAGGAACTCCTCCTTATACTTATTTTGCTTTTAATACAGGATCAGGATTAACGTATTCTTCAGATTCAAGTTCTATAAGTTTAAATGGGCTAAGTTCTGGAACCTATACAACTTTCTTAATAGATAGTAATGGTTGTTCTTCTCCTACTTCAAGTATAGAAATATTTGAAAGAAATTATGTTTATACTGGTTCATTTTGTGTAACTTCTTCAGGAATTAATACAGGATATGTTTCAAGTTCAGGAATACGACAAATTTTTAATTCAGGAATCTACTCAGGTTCAGTAGTAACTTCTAGTTATTCTAACGGAACTACTCTATTTGGTCCTACTATAAACTTTACAGAATTATTTATCTCAGGAACAAATGATGTTATAATTAAATGTAATACTAATGTATATTATAGATATTATCTAGATATTGCTCAATGTACTCCTCCAACAGCTTGTGTTCCTCCTATAATAACAGATGTAACATTACTTGGATGCGACGATGCTAGTTTTAGATATCAATATAATATATATTTCAACTCAGCTTCAAATTCTGCCTCTTCTATGTCTATTGAATACAGTCTATACCCAGATTTTAATGGGCCTATAGGATATAGAAAATTTACCCTACCTGATTCCCCTCCAGGAGGTGAAATAGTTGTAAGAACGTTTGGTGGACTTACATCATCTCTCAACCAGCCTTTTGCTAATTCATATGATTATAGAGCCCAACCAGTATATTTTAGAGCTTTTAATAGTTGTAGTAATGGGGCTACTTCTTCCTACAGTAATATAATATCTGCTTCATGCCTAATTATAGACCCAGTTCCTGAATTTGAACCACTTACTATACAATTCAAAAATTTATCAGGTCAAAGCGTTGAATATTTTTTAAATAATGGTTCAGGTATTACAGTAGTAAATAATGCTACTAATACTTTTACTGTATCTGACCCATTAGAATTTAATCTAGATTTTAGTATATTGGGAAGTAATAATTATGCTGGCTTTATAGACCAAAATGGATATTATGTATATAGTATGACAGTATCTGGTAGTAATATCCTTATTGGTAATGTAATTACATCAGTTATCCCACAAATAAACTCAGGAAACTATCCATATTCTTTAATTAGCCCTTACACTCCAGCTCAAAATGTACAATTTGCTTCTAATGGTGATGAAATAAGTACAGATGTAAGTGTTTATATAGATAGAACAAGTTATACACCTGCTGCAACTATAAAATTAACTATTAATAATTTCGCATAATGGCAGCTATAGTACAAGATCCAAATGCTACTTTAAATTTCAAAAACGAATATATCGTTTATGAACAGGAAGTTCGTTGTAAAGTCGGAGAAAACGATTTTAACATGTCTTTAAACCCTACAATATCAACAGATAATTCAGGTTCATTAAGAAACTTTGCTACAAGTTCATTCTTTGCTCCTTATGTCACAACAGTAGGATTATATAATAATAGAAATGAATTATTAGCTGTAGCTAAATTAGCACAACCAATTCCTCTTTCTTCAACAACAGATACAGTTTTTGTAGTTAAATACGATATTTAAAATAAAATATAACTATGGTTACAACTCCAACTTGGATTTATAAAGGTAAAGTAATAACAGAAATATCAGATATGCCCGAAAATACTTTCGGGTTTATTTATGAAGTAACACATTTACCTACAGATAAAAAATACTTAGGTAAAAAACAATTAATGTCAGTTACTAATAAAGCATTAGGTAAAAAAGAATTAGCTTTAATTACTGATAAGAGATTAAGTAAGAAAAAACAAGTAATAAAAGAATCTGATTGGAAAACTTATTATGGTTCACAATCAGAAATAAAGCAGTTAATAAAAGACGGTAATAAAGAAGATTTCAAACGTGAAATACTTTGTTTTGTTCCCACAAAAAAATTATTAACTTACTATGAAACAAAATATTTGTTTGTAAATGAGGTATTAGAATCTGGAAGTAATTATTTTAATGATAATATAGAAGGACGTTATTTTAGGAAGGATTTTATTTAATATTCTTGGTAAGTTTTTTCTATTTTAATATTTATAATAAATAATAATTATGATAGGAATATACAAAATTACAAACCCAAAAGGGAAAATTTACATTGGACAAAGTATTAATATAGAAAGAAGGTGGAGAGAATATCAAAGATTGCAATGCAATCAATCTCTTAAATTATATAATTCTTTAAAAAAATATCAATATGAAAATCATATGTTTGAAATAATAGAAGAATGTGATATTGATTCATTAAATGATAAAGAAGAATTTTATATATTAAAATTTAATAGTCATATTAATGGTCTTAATATTAAATTAGCATCTAAACCTTCATGGACTGGGAAAACCAGACCAGAACATAGCAAATTAATGAAAGAAATTTCTAGTTTTAGATATGAAAGAACCCCAGAACATAAACAACAATTAAGAAATATGATGTTAAATGTGTGGGAAAATAAAGGTAAAGAAATAAGTAAAAAAATATCTCAAAATAAAATAGGAAAAGGAACTAAATCCATATTATGCCATGAAACTCAAATCGTGTATAATAGTATAAAAGAATGTAGTGAGAAAATGAATATTAGTAAAGGATTAATTTGTAGTTTTGTCAAGGGTAAATATTCTTACCCCACATTAAAAGGATTTACTTTTTCTTATGCAAAAGACTTTGATATCATAAAATAATTTCATATATTATAATAAAATCCTCTCATCATGAAACGTTACAGCTTGTATCACAAAAATTCAGACGAAGCTATTAATTCAATTAAATCAGCATCTTTAGAAGGAGCTATATTATTTTTCGCTTCTCAAAAAAGATTAATGTTAAATTTATTTAATGGATTATTTGATGTAAGAGAATCCTAAATAAAAACAAGGTTATGGTAAATGGAATATTATTAGGTCTAGTACAATCTGTACTAGGTAAAGGCAATGCTACTTCTAAAGGTAACTATGCCTTTCACTGCCCTCTATGTAATCATAGAAAACCCAAATTAGAAATAAATCTAGTCCCTACTTCTAAAAATGAAAATCCCTGGCATTGTTGGGCGTGTGATGCTAAAGGTAAAACTATATCTTCTTTATTTAAGGCTGTAAAAGTAGAAGGAAACAAATACTCTGAACTAAATTCTATATTAGGTACTACAACTAAAATAGACCAATCAGATTTTAACCTTAACGTTGAATTACCGAAGGAATATAAACCTCTATATAATATATCAAAAACAGATATTATCGCTAGACACGCGTTGTCTTACGTTAAAAAACGCGGTATAACACCTGTAGACATACTTAAATATCAAATTGGATATTGTGAAACAGGAAGGTATGCTAATAAAATTATTATACCTAATTATGATTCTAGAGGTAAATTAAATTATTTTATAGCTCGTTCTTTTGAAAAGGATCCTGCTAAAAAATTTGATGCTGTATCGGCTGATAAAAACTCAATAATTGGATTTGAAAATTTAATAAATTGGGATTTACCTGTTATACTTTGTGAAGGTGCATTTGACGCCATTGCTATTAAAAGAAATGCTATACCCTTATATGGTAAAACCTTATCAAAACAATTAACTAAAAAATTATTAACAAATAATATAAAAGATATTTACTTAGCTTTAGATAATGATGCTTTAAAAAGCACCACTAAAATAGCTGAGGAACTACTCAATTCAGGAAAAAAATTACATGTTATTCAATTAGACGGTAAAGACCCAAGTGATATGGGATTTGAACACTTTACTCATTTAATTCAAACTTCACAAGAATTTACTTTTTCTGATCTTTTTTCACTTAAATTATCCCTTTAAACTATGAGCTACGAAAGAATTTTAAAAATTTCAGACGATCACCAACAAATTACTCT